CTCCGAAACGTCAGTCCGTGAGGTAGGAAACTGTCTACGACACTTCACAATAGAAACATCGTGACCGTCGTAGTATTCCTTACCACAAGATTCCCGGAATTTCCCATTCCAGAAACTCTTGCCAGTGTTCACTCGAAAACCAAAATTTTCGAGTTCACTGATCACGGATGGCACATAGTCCACGGGGACGATGATATCGTCACCGTAGACGCGCACCTGGCCCCGAAGAGAACGAATTCTCTTCCGGGTCATCTGGGTGTTGTCCCTGCGTTCAATCGCCTTGAAGATAATGGTAAGAAACACCATTGCCTCAAAGGGAAAACACAGAGCAGAACCCATCGACGCGAATTTGGCAAGTCGAATAACCTTGCCAAACACATCAGCCTTCCGGGAACGCGTCGCGTCCACCGCCTCAAAGAAAGACGGAAAACGTTGAAGCATTACCCGTACATGCTGATTGGAGACACGATCGGAGGCCTCACTGAGATCCAGTGTGGCGAGGAGTCCGTTAGAACTCCCCTCTCTAGCAAGATCCTGGTTAGGGACTTGATCAGAGAAACCGATCATGCTGGAAACCGTTTGATCGGACTCCAGCAACTTCACGAGCTGTTCCATGATCCCCTGCTGCATATACTGCACAGCGGTGGGCTCAATGGCTATAACTCGTGGCGTCTTCAGCGTCTTAGGTACAAGAGTGACCTTCACGGGCCGCTCTTGACCAGGTTCGAGGAGTGAGACAAGGTCGTACCTATAAAGGTACCGAGCATTGGGAATAGCATTCTCCCAAAAGGGGAATGTCTTCTCCAAGCGGGCCGGCCACTCACGCAGATCATACTTTCGGTTTCCCTTAAGTTTGTCTGCGGTAGCACCGGGACCATGCTTGCCCGTGATGTCACCATTATAGACCATCTGGTCCATAATGGTAAATACATCGCGGAACAGGAGAGCTGAAATCCGCTGAAGACCTAAAAGATCCTCAGCGGATGTATCTTGATCAGCCCTTCTCACCTCCTGCTCACACTGCAGGTAACCGGCAATCGCGCTTGCTTCACGCTCAGGAGAGCATGGAAGCAAGATCTTCGAGAAAATCAGCGTAAGCTGACGAATCGCGAAGATGGATTCGATGTCGGGGTCCTGCAGCAACACACCAGAACCACGGTCGAACACACGATCGAGGAAACCTCCTAGAAACAGGGGGAGACCGCCTCTGAACTGGAAACCAGTAAAGAGGTCGCGATCGACCTTCCCTTCTTCCAGACTTTTTTCGAAGTCTTTACAGAAGGCAGGTAGGGTTATCGTCAAAAACGATAACCCCTCATGTTCGACACGCCTCTTGGCCTTTTGTAGGTCAAGAGTGGTGCTTGTGCAACACCTCTCCCCAAATTCATTGAGGAGAACCGACCAGAGCAACATGAGGCTTTTCAACTGTCCTCCTAACAGAGGTATAGTTCCCGAGCCGCAGC